ATGAGCGCAACCATAACACCAAAGACAAGGTTGATAAATCAGATTCAACTAATGTTGGGCGATCGGATGATCGATGTTGAGTTAGATCCCGAACACTATGAAGTGGCAGTAGATCTGGCACTTGATAAACTCCGACAAAAGACATCTGGAAGCGTAGAGGAAGCACACGTCTTCTTCACTATGCAACCATATGAGAATGTCTACACGATGCCTGAAGAGGTACAGGAAGTAGAACGCTTATATCGTCGAGGGGTTGGAGCAAATAGCACAGGCGGAACAAATTTCGATCCATTTGAGGCAGCGTTCTCAAATATCTATCTTCTTCAAGCAGGTAGAACAGGCGGTCTCGCTACATGGGATTTCTTTGCTCAGTATCAAGAAACGATCGGTCGTGTGTTTGGGTCGGAGATCAACTTCACGTGGAGCCCGACGGAGCATAAGCTAACCCTTATAAGACGACCTACAGCAGAAGAGGACGTCGTTGCTAAGGTTTGGATGAAACGTCCGGCGGATTTATTAATTGAGGACCCGTATTCTGGACCTTGGGTTCGTGACTACGCCGCAGCCCAATGCAAACTAATGTTAGGACAGGCTCGAGGTATGTTTGCTGGCGGACTACCAGGCCCTGGCGGCGCGGTATTGTTGAACGGCCCTGAAATGAAACAAGAAGCAATGGCTGACCTAGAAAAATTAGAAGTTGAGTTACTCAACTTCGTTGTTGGTCGTGACGGAATGCCATTTGTTATCGGATAAAAGGAATAGTAAAAATGAAAGTAACAGAAATTCTTAAAGAGAATAAGCAAGGCCTCAACGAACTAAAAGATGCTATTGAAAATGGTGAAAAGCCATTCATTGCAGCCGCGACCGGTTCCGCTTCATCCTATGCTTGGGGCGATCTAGAAAAGTTGGGGTGGGCAAAGAGGCACACTCGCATTATTAGCCGCAGAGAAGCACTTGTTGAACAATGGTGGGAGTATACAGGACCAAACACAATCCGGGCGGAGACGTTTATGGGTAAGAAACCTGTAGAAATGCAAGCAGGCGATACAACCCCAAAGATTGAAGTAGACTATTCCTAGGTGGCATTCCTGCTATTCCTTCTCGGCGCGCTTCTTCTTTCTCTTTTCTTTTCACAAGATGGCCCAAAAGAATAGTTGACATATATTTATATCCCTGTTATAATTAACAATTATAAAAGGTGTATATATGATTATAGGTCTATTAGGTGCCATCGGTTCAGGCAAGAACACCGCAGCTGATATATTGGTTCGCGATCACGACTTTATTAGATTCTCTTTTGCATCGGCTCTTAAAGATGCTACGGCTGACATCTTCGGTTGGCCAAGAAATTTATTAGAAGGCGATACCGCAGAAAGCCGACAATGGCGAGAAGAAGTAGACGAGTGGTGGTCTAAAGAATTAGGAATTGAAAACTTTACTCCTAGACTGTCATTACAACTACTAGGGACTGAAGCTTTAAGGAACCATTTTCATAAAGATATATGGTTGCTTAGTCTAAAATATAAACTACAGACACAACCAAACACGAACATCGTTATTAGTGATGCACGATTCACAAACGAAATCAAAATGATTCAAGACCAGGGTGGATTGTTGGTTCGAGTAGATCGAGGTGAGAAACCAGATTGGTGGGAAGTAGCAGTCGCGGCCTACAATGGCGATAATCATTGTGAGGAGATGATGAGAACGGCCTATAGCCACATTCATGAAAGCGAATGGGCATGGGCTGGGTGTGAGCCACATATAATTGTTGACAATAACGGCGACTTAGATGATCTTAATGATCAGATGTCAATGGTTATAAAGACTTCAAAAACCCAGTGAAAGATAAATAGTTAAATAATCCTCTAAGAAGATTTCAATAGGCAGCATAACCGCCCTAAATGTCGCTCTTTAAGATAAATACCTGTAACAAAGTTCATTGAACAGGAGATAAGAGATGGCAACACTTGTAAGCCCCGGCGTTTCTGTAACCGTCACCGATGAAAGTCTATACACTTCTTCGGGTCCAGGTACAGTCCCACTAATTTTTATTGTAACAGCTAATGATAAGCCAACACCAGACGGTTCTGCCGTTGCTGAAGGCACCCGCGCATCAAATGCGGAAAAACTTTACCTTATTAGTAGTCAGCGAGAGCTGATTCAAACTTTTGGTGAACCGAATTTCAATGAGGTTGGTGGTTCGGCAAGGCATGGTTACCCACTAAACGAATATGGGTTATTGTCTGCATACTCCTATCTAGGAATTGCAAATCGCGCGTATGTAATGCGAGCAGATATAGACCTAGCCGAGCTAGAGCCGCTAACAGAAGCACCTACTGCACCACCAGTAAATAATACATATTGGTTGAACACCGGTGACTTCGTCCCAGGACTATTCCAATACGATGGTACAGACTGGGTTGCGGTAGACGTAAGCGTACATCTAAATACCACAGATGCTACAATTGATGGCGTCAGTCTTCCAAATGCTGGATATGTTGACGGCGATGTAATTGCAAGCTTTGATACTCAAGGCAACGTGCAATACTTTGAACGTTCCAGCGGCAATTGGGGATTCCTAACACCGTTTACAGCATCGTCCCACACGCAGGTTCCAGCGGCACCGACTGCCGGAGACTATTGGCTTAAGACAACAACACCAAACGCCGGATTAGATATTCCGTTAAGTTATTATAATGCATCTACCGGTGCATGGGTAAACACTAATGCTGTCTCAGTATATACAGACCATGCTGCATATTATACGGCATTTGATGGGAACGATGTATCAACTGGTACGGTAGCAGCATTCTTAGCTGCGACAGGATCCGAATTCGGACTAGAATGGCACAACGGTGAATCGCAAGTAATTGTTACAGGCACAGATGCGTTTGCAATCGGCGGCATGGGAGCAGGCACAATTGACATCAATGAGGTAACTGTAACATTTGCCGGTAGTGAAGATATAGATGCCACAATTCAAGCAATTAACCTATTGGGTATTCCTAACGTGGTTGCAGGTAAGACAACAAATGACCGTCTAACTCTTACAAATACCGCAGGTGAAGATATTCTCATTGAGAATGATACTGGGTCGTTTGTAACTGATGTATCGATCGCACTTGGCAATTACTCAAACTTCGAGCCACTTGGTACCGCAGCACCAGCATATATGGCATCCTCTGTAGAGCCAACAACACCAGCAGCCGACGGCGCATACTGGTACAACCCATCGTTCGATATTGACATTATGGTGAATGATGGAGCTGGCACATGGATTGAACTAGCTGTTGATCTGTTTATTCAACCAACCGCGCCAGCGGCACCAGCCGCTGGTGATCTATGGGTAGACACAGATCAGGTCGAAGAGTATCCTGTCATTTACCGTCGAAATGCCGGTAACACAGATTGGGTATTGGTCGATAATGCAGATCAGACCACAACAAAGGGTATTGTATTTGCTGATGCCAGAACAGAGCCTGGCGCTGCGCTAGACGCCGATGCACCAGATCCATTGCTATATCCAGTCGATATGCTTCTATGGAACACTCGTTACAGCGGTCGTAATGTAAAGGTCTTCCGTGAAGATTATACATTTGAAGGCACGCTAATTGGTGATCGTTGGGTTAACGCAAGCGGTAATCGTGAAGACGGCTCGCCATTCACAGGACTAGATGCTGTGAAGGCGGTCGTGACACAAGAACTTGCTTCTACAATTGTTTCCAACGAAGCTATTCGTTCCGACACAATCTTTTATAACCTATTAGCAGCACCTGGTTTCCCAGAGCTAATTGATGAGCTAATTGTGTTGAATCAGGATCGTAAGGAACAGGCATTCATCATCGGTGATACGCCGTTCAACCTACGCGATAACAGCACCGAGCTACAAGCATGGGCAACGAACGCTAATCAAGCGCCTTCCAATGGCGAAGAAGGTTTAGTAAGTTCTTATCCATACCTTGGCGTCTACTATCCATCAGGCTTTACAACGAATCTTGATGGCGGCGAAGTTGTAGTTCCACCATCGCACATGATGCTTCGTGTAATGGCGTTTAATGACCAAGTATCTTATCCTTGGTTTGCTCCAGCTGGATTCCAGCGCGGCACAGTAACTAACGCAACATCGGTAGGTTATCTGGATGCTGAGGACGAATTTGTCCCAGTAACGCTGAACGAAGGGCAGCGCGATGTGTTGTACCTCAACAATGTAAATCCAATCTCGTTCATTCCGGGACGCGGACTTGTTGTGTATGGTCAGAAGACACGCAATCCAGTAGAATCGGCACTAGATCGTGTCAATGTTGCTAGGTTGGTGAACTACTTGCGTTATCAAGCTGATAGAATTGCACAGCCGTTCCTATTCGAACCAAACGATAGCGTAACACGCGATGCCGTAAAGAATGCATTTGATTCATTCTTAGCAGAGCTGATTACCCTTCGCGCATTGTTTGACTTCCTTGTTGTGTGTGATGATACAAACAACACACCAGCAAGAGTTGATAGAAACGAGCTGTGGGTAGATATCGCAATTCAGCCAATTAAGGCAGTTGAGTTTATCTATATCCCAATTCGTATTCAGAACACAGGTGCAGATCTAACTGCCTAATCTTATAATAAAATAAGAAAATAAAAGCGGCAAATTGCCGCTTTTATTTTTTGCGATCTAAAAAATCATACAAAGATGATAAATAACTATTGAACAAGCTTCTTTTTAGGAGAATAAAAAATGGCATTAGATAAATTTGGTGTGCCTATTGATGGCGTAAAGCAAGGTATGCTACAACCAAAACTAGCATATCGTTTCCGCGTTGTCTTTCAGAATTTCGGCACAAACAACTTTCTTCGAGAGCTTACTTCGAATGTTCAGTCTGTAGATCGACCAAAGGTATCACACGAAGAGATTACGGTACACTCGTATAACTCACGTGCATATCTAGCAGGCAAGCATGAGTGGCAGACGATTAATCTCGAGGTAAGAGATGACATCACCAATGCAGTAACATCCGCTGTACACTCTCAGATTCAGAAACAATTGAATCATCTTGAGCAAATTGGTCCTGTCGCTGGAACAAACTATAAGTTTAGTATGCAGATTCATACTTTAGATGGAACAACCGCAGAAGAAATGGAAAGCTGGCAGTTGGATGGTTGCTTTATTCAGAGCACTGATGAAGGAACATATAACTACGAGAGTGGTGCAGAGTTTATGAGAATTACAATGACAATTCGCTTTGACAATGCAACACTACTAAGCGGACCAAACACGAACGATGGTTCAACCGTCGGCGGCGATCCGTTCCCTAACTTATTGGATGGATTCACTGGCGGAACTTCGATAGGCTAAGTGAGGGTCTAGCATGGCTAAGACCTTTAAGGGGATTGCTGGTAATTTGGCAGAGCAGCGTGTACACTTACGCGACTCTCGCCATGCCGCAGAGAACTTTGGACTAAACAAGGCGTACCTGGGACACGGTACGCCTCGTCAAAAGTTTCAATTCTTTGTTGTCTTTCGATTTAATACAGATCGCTATGTGATGGACCACGTAGCGAATTTTCTTGATCGTCCGGATCAGAAATTTATTTCTGCAATGGTTAAGACCGCAGAGATGCCTTCGATGAAAATTGATACGGAAATTCTTAATCAATATAATCGTAAAATAGTATCTCAGACAAAGATTCAGTATGATCCTATAAACATTACATTTCATGATACAGTAGATGGTAAAACTCTTCGACTGTGGGAAATGTATTATGAGTATTATTTTCGAGATGGTGTGGCTCCTGAGAAACTTCAAGACTCAAGGACGCAACGACCCGAACAGTTTACTGATACTATCCGTACGGCAGAATTCCGCGACAACTTTGGTTATAACATTCAGCGCGTATTCAATCAAAAATACCTATTTGATGCCATTGACATTTACCAAGTCCACGGCGGAGAATTTTCTCGCGTTCGCTTAGTCCGTCCTAGAATTTCGGCATTCAAACACGATACACTTGACTATGCAGCGTCTGCCGATTTAGTCGAACTACAAATGACATTCGAATATGAGACCGCACTATACTCTAATGTAAATGAAGATTTGAATGACGAAGAAATAGAAAGGTACGAGCGCGGCGACTTTTGGGAAATGGCAAATCTTATTACCATCAGAAATGATGTTCAAGGCAGATCCATAGAAACGCAAGCCCAGTTTCCAGCAGCACCGGCTTCTACTTTACCGAATCAAGAAGACGCAGAAGGAAAGTCGGGCATCTTCGGAAGATTGGCTAGTCGTGTCGGCATGAGATTAGGCGGAACCGTACAGGGCGTAGTTGACAGCATCCCCGACGCAATTGGCTCGGCAGTCTCGACATCTATTTTCGGCGGCAAAATCTCTTTGGACCCTGATCCAGTTAAGGCTGTTAAGACAGGCATTAACGCGGCAGGCCGGGATATTATCGGAACAAGCCGTAGAGCAGTGACAGAAGGCGTCGCGGACATCTTTAAGAAAGGCGAAGAAGAACCACCCGAAGAAGAAGGGCCATAAGCATGAATAGAACAAGCACAAACCTTGTCAAATTCTTCGGCGCCGAAGTATTCGCATCGACCATTTCCTCTTCTATAGGAAATGTGGTCGTGGATGGTAACGGGAATGAGAAGTCTACAAGCCCAGCAAATGTGCGCTTATCGTCAGACCGAGTGGAAGAAGCAACAATCAATTCCTCTCATTATCAAATAGCGGTTGCCCATTTAGAGAGGCGCGGAGTAGCCCCTCTAGCAGCAAAAGCAATGGCATTAGTTTTTCTCGATGTTGCAAAAATACAAAATATGACAGTGATGCAGCTACTAGATAATACAAACGATGTTGATATTAAAATGGTAACGGCTGAAGCATATAAGTATATCAATCAGCTTCGTAACAATACCAGTAGCCTAGCACGCTCTCAACCAACAAATAATTCACAAAGCTTCCGCGCACGATACCTAATACCATGAGCGCAAAGAACACTCTAAAAGGCGAGTTTGTGCCAAAAAACCCTAGCAAGTATACAGGTAAGTACCCTATCATCTATAGGTCATCCTGGGAACTTACAGCAATGAGAAAATTTGATAGTCACCCAGATGTAATAGCATGGGCCAGCGAGAGCATTAAGATACCTTATCGTAATCCTATCACAGGAAAAGGGTCTATGTATGTTCCTGACTTCCTAGTCATATTCGAAGATAAGAACGGGAAGCGCCGCCAAGAGTTAGTAGAAGTGAAGCCTCGTTCTCAGACCATCGTTACGGAAGCAAAGTCAAAGTACGATAAGATCAGTCTTGCGATTAACCTCGCCAAATGGAAAGCAGCAGGGTCGTGGTGTAAGAAGCATGGTTTGGTATTCCGCATCATTAACGAAAATGAGATTTATCGCAGACCATAAACTTAGTAGATAAATACTAGTATGACAAGAAAATTAGAAGAAACCTTTGATTTGAGACCGATTAAGGAAGCCGCTGACACAGAGTCCACAGAAAAAGAAGAGGCTCATCACGAGGATCCAGAAGCCCGGGCGGCAAATATCATCAGTGCCTTATCGACTGCTGAGAAGGTAGACCATTCACTATCGGTGGTGACTGGCATTAGTGATCATGATTCGGAGATGGACGAGATTGCTTCTGAAGCCTTAGCGTCATATCTTGAGCTGAAAGAGCTGGGTGCGGAGCAGAGCGATGCTCACGCCGCAAGGATGATGGAAGTAGCATCTACTATGCTTAAGACGGCGCTGGAAGCCCGTGACGCCAAGGTCACCCGCAAGCTCAAGACCCTCGACCTCCAGCTGAAGCGACTGAAGCTAGAGCAGGATGCGAAGAAGAATCAAAAAGCAGCCGAAGATAGCCCATCGGAAGAAGGAATGGAGTTCGATCGAGACCATCTATTATCGAAACTCCGCGGAATGCTCGACTCTGACAGCGAGTAATAAGCCAACCGATTTCGCCGGTTTAGATAAATACTACAGAAACCAGATTAGAGGAAGCTTCCAATGGAAAAAGGCTTTAATGAGTATTATCTACAAGAATCTGCTAAAGAGTATAAGTATAAACTAAAATTAGCAGCACATGAGGTTACTGACGAGCAGAAGAATAAGCTAGAATCAGCATTGCAGAAATATGATTTGCGATCAATTGCTACTTATAAAGACACTCCTATTCAGCAATCTCCTTTAGACTTTCCGAATGTTAAGAACACAAAGGTGTTCGTGACGGAGATTGTACTAGGGTATCCGGTAACAACAGACATGCTACGCCGCTATCTGTCGGATAAAATCTGTATGGACGAGTGCTGTGTGGTTGTATATTCTGGCAACGACCCGCGCGAAACTTATACGCAGCAATGGCTAGAAAGGAATTCAGAAGAGTATAAAGAAAACTATACGCCGTATCTTGGATCCGACCCCGAAGAGACAGAAGTCCCAGAATATGGCGACGCTTACAATAAAAAATTCTTAGATGAATTAGCGGATGAACGTAAGGAAAGAGAGATTCATACCGTGGAGAATAGTCTTAGTCAAAAGCAGAAATTCGATAGTGAAGGTAAGAGTGAAGAGATGCCAGAAGCACCAACAAGCTACAGCGTTCTAGGCAATAAGAAAAGATAATGAATGATATCCGTAAATGGCGCAAGATAGTAGATGAAGCGGGCCGCGGCAGCGGCTCAAACGAAGATCGTGTGACCGCGGAATATGAAGTTTGCCCGGTGTGCAATGCCAATGATGCGAATTGTGATTATTGCGATGGCGAAGGTCTACTTGATAGAACTGGTGAACATAAGATTTTGAAATTGGATGATGATTCCGATATACAGATGGAAGGGCGTGCGCAATATGCTGAAATAAAGCTAAAGCCAGAAGATCTCTCCGAACCTGGTGATGACGGATTAGTCGAGCGTCCGGAATCTGAAAAAAGCGTTAAGGATTATCTAAAGAAGATTGCTGACCGTTACGGTGTAGACTTTGTTCACGAGTTTGAAGAATACAACAAGCCAAAGAAAGTTAAGGAATCAGATAAGCCATATGCAACAATGGATGACGGCCCTGAAGATTATCTTTATAAGAAAGGTAAGAAACAAAAGTTAGTTGGGTCGAAAGAGTACGACGAAGAAGAGATCGAAGAAAACATCGAAGATGAATTAGAAATGATCTTAAGATTGTCGGGTCTTTTTCGCGATGTCCCTGGCGTAGAAAGCGAAGAAAACGAAGATGGAGAAGAATCAGTCTTCACTAATGCTAGTGACTTCGTAGATGAGATCAGAGGCGAACCACCACAAGATTATGATGACTTTGATAACCCTATGGGCGACGAGTCAATACTTACAGACTCAAAGTTAGATGAATATGCTGGCGAATTAACAAAGGCTTATCGGGATCTCTCATCCCATGAAATGATTCAGACACCGACAAGAGCAATAGCTCGAGGTGCAAACAATTTGAAGAATCGTTTGAAAAGTATAGCATCGGGTAAAGATATAAAGAGAGATACAAAATCAGACAACAAAACCGCTGAGAACAAACTCGATAAGGTAGCCGATAATATTATTGCAGCATACCAGAAAGAGCACGGTCGAAAGCCGAAATTTGGTAAAAAAGAAGAATATATGAAATACGTTCCTAGCTGGGTAGATCAAATATATAATTCTACCAAGTATTACGGACAAAAGAAACCAACCGAAAAAGAACAAGAGAAGTTGGCAGAGATTATTATGAAGAAGGTAAACGGCATGAGCGAAAACATCAACGAAGGTCAATATACAGAAGAAGATTGGATTGCCGCTGCGAACCAAGCTATGGCATATATTGATTCCGAACATGAGTTGGCATACGATGTTGCATCAATGAATGGGCAACAGTTTGAAAATGTAAAACACATGAGCTGGTTTATTGATGAAGTGGCAAAAGAATTGCTGCAACAAGGCCTAGAACATACGCCACCGGAAGGCAGCTTTGAAGATTCTTCCGATTGGGGCAACGAAACCTACGATGAGGATAATGATATGTACGGAGATGAATTCGATTGGGACAGCGTTCTCGAACAAGAAAACAAATGGCGTAAGGCTGAAAATCGCGATGTTGCTGAGGCGGAAATGGAAGAAGATTTCCTAGCCAAGCCAGAAGAGTCACCAGACTATGACGAATATGAAGACGAAGAAACAGAAGAGGGCATCGGCGAAGAAGGCGAAGACGAATCCCGCAGCTATATTCGTTTAAATGACAATGAGCGGGTTTACTATGCCCTTGCTGATCGTTATGGTGCAGAGCTGGACTTTGGTGACAGCAACGATCAGGTCGCCGTCCCAGGCCATCCAGAAGAAGTACAGGAATACCTTGCAGGGATGGGTTTTCAAGCCGGTGCAGACTATGAGCTTGAATCGGCAATGGAAGAAGATCTACAAAATGGCTACAATGATCGCCGCGAGCACGATAAAGACGATTACTTCCCAACAGGTGCAGTAAGTAACACATCTAAGCGCCACGGCCCAGAAGCTGCCAAGCACGGTAACAACCCGATGGCTACTCGCATGAGAACCAATGAAGGTGCTGATGTATATGAGAAGCTAAAGCAGGAGTATCGTAGACATCGCATTAGCGAGTCTTCTTCTGAACCTAAAAAAAAGGCTAAGTCGCCAGCAGCAGTCTTCAGAAAATACATAGTGGGGCCAGGCAGAACGGAGTTAGGTGGTCGCGGATTCTCATTCATGTATTTCGACACCGCCAGCACAAATCTTGAGCAGATTGCACAAAGGGCGAAAGATTTTGCTCAAAAGTATCCGGAACAGGTTGAGGATTTCAAAGTTGTTCGGTCGGGCAGAAATAAAGGTCAAGTGGTGCTAACTCTTCGAGGGGATATTTACGGAGAGGAGACTAGTCGAACACTCAATATTTTGCCGGATGATAAGAACTCTCCATATAAGAAAGGTAGGGGTTGGGTAACATACGGCTGATTTATGTCCATAGAAAACGCCTTTATCAAAAAACCAGGCACACGGCTAAAGTATTCACCTCGAATGCTTCAAGAATTGAAGGCTTGTGCTGACCCGGACACAGGTCCGATGTATTTCATGGAAAACTTCATGATGATTCAGCACTCGACAAAAGGTCGAATGAAGTTCACACCATTCGATTACCAGCGAGAACTGAGTGACGTTTATCATAACTATCGTTATTCTATCGCCATGATTGGTCGCCAGTTAGGTAAGACAACACTGGCAGCAGGCTATCTATTATGGTATGCAATGTTCGTACCTGACTCGACCATTCTTATCGCAGCCCATAAGCGAGAAGGTGCCAACGAAATTATGCAGCGTATTCGTTTCTGTTATGAGGAACTGCCAGACCATATTCGGTCCGCGGTGACAGAATACAACAAGGGTAGCATAGCGTTCAGCAATGGATCTCGTATCCTTGCTCAGGCAACAACACCCAACACCGGTCGTGGTCTGTCTCTATCACTAGTATACCTCGATGAGTTTGCCTTCGTACCACCGAAGATTGCGCGAGAGTTTTGGACATCTATTTCTCCTACATTGTCTACGGGTGGTAAATGTATTATCACTTCTACACCTAACGTGGATGATGACCAGTTCGCAGATATCTGGCATGGTTCACAGAATACAATCGATGACTATGGCAATGACACCGGCATTGGCGTGAACGGTTTCAAAGGATACTATGCAAACTGGGAATCGCATCCAGATCGAGACGAGGCATGGGCAAGAGTGGAGCGTGGCAAGATTGGTATTGAGCGTTTTCAGAGAGAACACGAGTGCAAGTTTATTTCCTTTAGTGAGACACTAATCAATTCTGCCAAGCTCTCAGAATTGAGTGCTCACGGTGTAGATCCTTTGTATAAGACTGGACAGATTAGATGGTATGAAAAAATCCGAGACGGTCGTACCTACGTTGTCTCGCTAGATCCGTCAATGGGCACCGGCGGCGACAACGCAGCTATCGAAGTTCTAGAACTGCCATCAATGAAACAGGTAGCAGAATGGCAACATAATAAGAGCATCATTGAAGAGCAGATAAAAATATTACGAGCAGTATTACTAGAAATTGCAGACAAGGCGCCAAAATCAGAAATTTATTGGACTGTTGAATCAAACACATTAGGAGAAGCAGCCCTGGTTGTAATACGAGATACAGGCGAAGAAAGGTTTCCTGGCGTGTTTATGCATGATCCAAATCGCCATTTAGGTTCTAGAAATAAAAGAAAAGGTTACCTAACAACAAATACCACAAAGCTTGAAGCATGTGCCAAATTAAAGACTCTTATTGAACAAGATAAAATCAGACTTCAAAGCACGAATCTTATTCATGAATTAAAATATTATATTGCAGCTGGTAACACCTATAGAGCCGCAGTAGGAGAAACAGACGATCTCATATCGGCGCTTCTTGTAATTATTCGAATGGTTCAGCACATATCTACATGGGACGACCAACTACATAATCATGTCAATAGTAATGTAGGCGGCATTTTTGAAGAAGATTTCGAGGCGCCGCTGCCTTTAATTATTTAATATTGTGCTGAATTGATAAATACTAAAACAAAAAGGCAAAGGTAAATGGTCAATTACAGCAAAATCGCAGATAAAATTTTTCAGATTGTTAAAGGTTATGATCACCAACCGTTAATGTATAATGATCGTGGCGACGAAATATCTAATCCAGAAGAAGCTCGCAAGTTTTTTATCAAAGACCCAAACTATATGGTAAGTCTAGACGAATCCGAAGACACTATTCGTTTCATTCGCAACAGTAATATTCCATTAGAAGAACTAGAGTCTTTAATGAAACATATAAAACAGTTGGCCCAGTCATATATGCTGAAGACCCATATCAACGTATTTGGTAAAACAATTAGCCCAAGAGAATTTTCATACGAGGTAGAAAAAGTGAGAGGAAGAGAAGAAAACAAATCTGACGTTTTGGAAAGTACAGTCGAAACGATAGAAACCATTATTACCCCGGTAGCAGAAGCATCGTTGTCAAGACTACACGGCAGCAAGAAGACCAGTTATCAGACCTTAGAATCGGTCCGCCTTGTGATTAGACATAGACAGGCTGTGGATGAAGAGCGCCACGGTGCTCGCAGCCGCGCCATTCACTCTATCTTCCTCGAGACAAATGGCGAGCGATTCCGATTCCCTCATAATCATCTGCCTGGGGCGCGAGCAATGGCCCGCCACATTTATGAAGGTGGCGAGATGAGCGACAATATTGGGCAGTACATCGTAAATCAAACAGGTAACTTTATCAAGCTACGAGAATTCTATCGTTACGCACGAAGCAACAAACTGATCAACGAAGGCAGCGAAGATATTGTAAAGGTTGTAAGAGAGAACATCAGCCAAATTAGAGATACTCTTGGCAAACTATCGGGCGCCAAGAGCTACAGTCGTGTAAAAGAAGAAGTAGAAAGTCAGGAAGAATGTGCCGAGGAAGAAAAGTCCGACGACTCTCTGGTCGATATGTTTACGGTTAAGAAGTTCGATGAGAAGATAGGAGAGATTTTGCCACTAGTGAATAAGCTAGTAACAGAGAAGCAGAATTGGAAGGCAAAGATTGAAGAAGCTAGCAAAGAAGTGTTCACAATTTATCGTGAAGAACTTTCCGAAGATGACATCTTTGAGTTTGAGAACCCGATACAGAAATTAGGATATAAGATTAGAAAAATCTCCGAGCGTGTTCAGGAAGAGTCTTCTCTATCGAAGTTCGTTGCCCGTGTTGGTGATAAGCTATCGGAAGGTGAAGAGATTAGTGACTTTGAAAAGACAGTAGTTCGCAATGTGCTAGAGAATCTTGAAGAAGTTGATAAACCAAAGCAAGAAGAAGCAGGATTAGATGTTATCGAGAATATTGTAGAAGGGTATGGCAAGAAGCTTTCGAAATATGATGACAGAGTTTTGTTCGAAGAAGAAACGTATGCAAAGGTTCTAGTAAATGGTAAAGATATTTTCCGTGGCGATTATGTAGGTATCGAAGAGCTTTGTGAATTTTTATCGAAAAAGTTATCGACTAGATATTTCTTATGTGAATACCCAAGCGAAGGAGAAACATTCGGTGTGGAATATTTCGACCTTTATGATTTGCTGGACGAAAATATGTTCGATGGATCAGAAATTAATATCGGAAATCGTAAGGGCAAGCAGATAAATCTAAAGTTTGTATCGGATAAAATATTCGAGAAAAAGATTAAATAAAATAAGCGCAGATAACAACAAAAAAGCTAAATAAGGGTGACAGCAATGTCACCCTTTCTTTTTGAAGGTGAAACAAAGTTGTCTACAGACTTAGTCTAGAATTGACTATTCTGTGCAAGGTGTCTATAATGTGTACATGCGTTATAGAACATTGCAACTCGAATCGAAAGTAATGCAATCGACTAGAGAAACATGGAACGCATTTAGGAAAACAAATAGGAGTTATTAATCATGGCTACATTAGATCAGATCCGAGCAAAGCTCAAGGCGATGGAAAATCGTCAAAATTCACAACAGTTCTCCGGAACATCCATCAACTACCCATTTTGGAAAATCGACGAAGGCAGCTCTGCTGTTGTTCGCTTTCTACCAGATGCTGACGAAGACAATGTCTTCTTCTGGAGGGAGCGACAGGTTATCAATCTGCCCTTCCCAGGCGTAAAGGGTGGTGATGAAACCCGCACGGTGACCGTCCGAGTCCCATGCGTTGAGATGTGGGGTGATTCTTGCCCTATTCTCGCTCAGGTGCGCCCTTGGTGGCAGGACAAGAGTCTCGAAGATGAGGCACGGAAGTATTGGAAGAAGCGTTCCTATCTCTTTCAGGGATTGATCCTCGAAGATCCTCTGAATGAGAAGTACGAAGACCCGAACCCAATTCGTAAGTTGACAATCGGCCCTCAGATTTTCAATCTGGTAAAGGACGCATTGAATGATCCAGACCTAGAATCAAATCCCGTTGACTACGTGAACGGGCTGGATTTCCGTATCAATGTAACAAAGAAGGGACAGTACCGAGATTACAGCACCTCGAAGTGGGCGCGTCGCGAAACGGCCCTAACTGAAGATCAGCTAGCTGACATTGAGAAGCACGGCCTGTTCAATCTCAACGATTGGCTACCTGCACGTCCATCCGAGGAGCATCTTGCCGCAATGGTAGAGATGTTTGAAGCGTCGGTCAACGGCGAGCTATATGACCCAGATCGTTGGGGACGTTTCTATAGACCTTTCGGTGTACAGATCGAAGGTCTGAATGACGACAGCGACAATGCAAAGGGTGGCACCAAGTCTACAGATTCGAAGAAGGAGGCTGAATCATCTACTCCTGCTCCAAAGGCAGAAGAGAAGGTTGAAGCCCCTGCAGAACCTAAGGACGAAGAAGCACCTAAGTCTGCATCTTCTGCTCAAGACATTCTAGCAAAGATCCGCCAACGGGCACAAAGCTAAGACTGCTATGGGGAGGGGAAACCCTCCCCATAGATCTCAAAACGGAGAATAATTATGACAAGACCATTCGATCCTTCCAAATTTAGGAAGGGTATAACTAAAAGTATCTCAGGCATTAGTGCCGGGTTCCATGACCCTAATACATGGGTAAGTACAGGCAACTATGCTCTTAACTACCTCATCTCTGGTGATTTCGAGAGGGGCGTTCCTCTTGGTAAGGTAGTCTGTTTGGCAGGCGAGTCAGGCTCGGGCAAGAGCTTTATTGCATCTGGTAATGTAGTACGCAATGCACAGGATCAAGGCATTTTTGTTGTGCTATTAGATTCAGAGAACGCCCTTGACGAGAAGTGGCTACAGGCCGTAGGTGTTGATACAAGTGAAGACAAACTCCTGCGCATTGGTGTGAGCATGATTGACGACGTGGCAAAAATTTTGTCCGACTTTGTGAAAGAATACGCAGATAATTACGGGCACCTTGAAGAGGAAGAGCGCCCAAAGGTTATGTTTGTGGTTGATTCTTTAGGTATGCTTTTAACGCCCACAGATGTAAACCAGTTTGAATCGGGCGATATGAAAGGCGATCTTGGTCGAAAGGCAAAGTCCCTTACTGCTCTTGTTCGAAATTCTGTGAATCGAATTGCCAAGTATAACATTGGTTTGGTTGTTACAAATCATACCTATGCTTCTCAGGATATGTTTGATCCAGATGATAAAATTAGTGGTGGACAAGGATTCATCTACGCTAGCTCTATCGTAATTGCGATGAAGAAGCTGAAGTTGAAGGAAGATGAGTCCGGCAATAAGGTGAGCGATGTCCGAGGCATCCGCGCAGCATGTAAGGTTATGAAGTCTCGTTATGCCAAGCCATTTGAGAGCGTGAAGGTAAATATTCCGTATGACACAGGAATGGATCCCTATTCTGGACTCTTCGACCTATTCATGAAAATGGAAATTTTCACTCAGGTCGGCAATAGGTATAAGTATGTTTCGCCTGTAGATGGAGAAGAAACAATCTTGTTCAAAAAAGCATGGGGAAGAAATGACAACGGTTGTCTCGATAAGGTAATTCAAGAATTACCTCAGATGAAGAAGAAGGTTGTTCAAACAATTGATGAACATGTGGCCGCCGAGGAATTCGGGGAAGAAGTCGAAGAAACAGAGTGATGAAGATTGAGGAGATTTTTGTCGGTCCGGAAAGAGACAGGTTCATCAATGATAAGAAAGATCGATTTGATAAACCTCAGCCGGTCGCAAAAATCTCCGACTTCTTTCTTAAGAAAGTAGCGAGAGACAACACCATCGAGTACGGCTTACTCAATCAAAATCATAAACTGGTGGCTTACTTAGGTCTAGAAGAACGTCAGAATAATAGGTATATGGTTACCTACACAGAAGTCGTTCCAGAAATTAGAGGGCACGGTTATGGAACCTTTCTATATGACTATGTCATTATGAATGATCAATTAGAGATATTGTCTGACACCAGACAAACTCCACATGCGCAAAGTCTGTGGAGAAAGTTTCGTACATATAAGAAATTTCACGTGGTTCCGTATAATCTGCTAACTAACAAAGAAGAGCTAGACAAAACCGAAGATGACGTGTATAATAGTGATAACTTAGTATGGTTAGCTAAGGGCAATGGAGAAACAATAAACGAAGCATTGACAAGAATCAATAACCGACACCGCGGGGCATCTTGGGAAGTTCTGTGGTACGGGCCATTTGTGAATAATGAATACTAGGAGTAAATATGAGAGACGATTTCATTGTGGATTTATGGGCTAGGCTGAAGCCCCTTATTCCCGCGAAAGAACGATTAGATGCTGCTGATGCATTGGTCGCAGTCAGTGACGAGTACGGTTTCGCAGACGGGCTTGAAAATATAGCGGATCTCGATCGAGAGTTAAAGACTGCTGTGAAGACCTATTTTGGAGATTACGAAGATGAAGAAGACGATGGAGGGTGGTAATGTTAGATGACCTAAAGGCCGCGATAAGATCCGGCGACAAAGATAAGACTCGAGAACTGTTAGCAAGTCTCCAAGAAGAGATTAGTTTAGGTCACAGCGACCTAATTGCAGAAATCACAACACCTGCGGTTATCACAGAGCTGCATAGTCTTCTAAATGAGAATTTAGGTGTTCCGCCTAGAGCAATGATGGTGAAGGGCAGAGTAACATCGAGGCGCAGCCGAGCGGCGTTGTTCTGCAAGGCAATGCGGTCCGGTGTTGAAAGAGTAAGCTAGATGGCTGGATGGTACAGAAAAATTGTATCCAGCTTAGACAATCTACCCGATTGTATGGATCATTTTCTCACAGAGCTAGAATGGGCTAAGAAGAATGATCTATCTCTCAAAGGTAGTCGCCTTGAAAATCTCTCAGCAGAACTCCCTGGCGTTGTTGAACAGCGATATAATCAGCTACAAGAAATTGAAGCTATATTAGAATATCTTAATGTAGAGCTTCTTCGTCTTCGGTCGAACAAGTTCCGCCAGTTCTTGGAAAAGTATCAACGCGCTCTAAGCTCTAGAGATGCTGATAAATATGTTGACGGCGATAGCGACGTTGTTGATATGGCTGTCCTAATCAACGAATTTTCGCTGCTGAGAAACCAGTGGCTTGGATTACTGAAAGCGATTGAGACAAAAAACTTTCAAGTGAACAACATTGTGAAATTACGATGTGCAGGATTAGACGATGCGACGGTACATTAAATGACAACCGACAGAACTGATTTCAACAATACTTGGCTAATGGAGTCTCCCGAAGGGTTGGGTTCTTTTGAGATGTTTGATGCGCTTGAATATAATATTCGAGATCGTAAAAAACATGGCGGCGAGATTGCTTCTCTAGGTAATAATCTCTACAAGATTCGAGGTGAGCAGGTCCTCTATTATTGGTACGAGAAGGATGGTAAGATTCTTCTTGGCTGCGAGCTATCTATTCGCCCGCAGGCAATGACTGTGAACATGGTAGGCAAAAATCCAAAACATCGTGGGTCTGCCCCATACGCATCAGACCTCTACGCCGCCATTCTTAAAGATAACTCTCGTTCGATAGTAGTGAGCGACACACAGCTCTCCGATGAAGGCTACAATATTTGGAAGCGACTAGTACGGAAAGGTTTCGCGGTATCGGTGTATGATTCCAAACAGCCAGGTAAGAGCTTCAAGACATTTCGAGACGAAGCAGAGCTAGATGAGTTCTTCAAAGACGATGACACGGATTATCGTCGTTATCAGTATGTCCTGTCCTCAGAGGGCGAAGTGCTAGCAGAGACTCGAAGCTATTTCAACACTCGTCGCTATCGTGAGCTAGCTGGTCTATCTTTGAAAGATTAACCAAACCAAAACCAACCAAAACTAGCCAAAGCCAAAGAAATCTGAGAATCCTTTGAATTTCAATGACTTAAAGTTGTTGATTTTATTAGGATTTTCATCTTTTTTGTAAGTTGTTGATTCGTAAAGGATTAAAGATGGAGAAATTGCTTGACCATTCCATTGAATGGTAGTATCATATTGATACTGGAGCTAAACATGCTCCGACACTAACGAAGCAAAGGTACTAAAGAATGGCAAAGATTACGATTACGAACGGCTCCTATCGCAACACGCCTGTTACCGGCATTTTCGAGCTTGTCAAAGATTACCAGGAAGGCGCCAAAGGCGGCTTCGTTACTGTGATCAACAACGGCTCGGTGGAAGCTGCTGAGAAGGGCTCCAAGATCCGCGTGAAGGTTGAGCCGGACAACATCGAAATCAATGGCGAACTGGCTGCTGAGTATAACTCTCCGAATAGCAAGGCCGCTGAGCGCGAGCCGTCCTTGGTTGAGACGGACGAAGAGACGACTCATCGCATTACGAAGACGTTTAACTTTATTGAGTCTCTTGCGGCTGCCGCCCAGCGCGGTCAGATCACGGGGCTGATTATCTCCGGTCCTGCTGGCGTTGGTAAATCATACGGCGTCGAGCGTCAGCTGGAGAAGATGAATATGACGCGGACTCTCAAGGGGCTGATGGAGAATTACGAACTGATCACTGGCGGTTGCTCGACGATCGGTCTCTACAAGACGCTCTTCAACAATCGCAAGGAAGGTCAGGTTGTGGTGTTTGACGACTGCGACACGATCCTGTGGGATGAGTCCTCGCTGAACATGCTGAAGGGCGCCCTGGATACCAAGAAGAAGCGGAAGATCTGCTGGCTGACGGAGTCCCGCGTTTTGGACCGCGAGGATATCCCGAACAGCTTCACGTTTGAAGGCTCGGTGATCTTTATCACTAACCTCAAGTTCGACAAGTGCCGCAGCGCGAAGATCGCCGAGCATTTGAAGGCGATCATGTCCCGCGTCCATTACTTGGACCTGTGCCTGGATACGCTCCGCGAGCAGAAGCTGCGCGTTCGTCAGGTGGTGGACGCAGGTATGCTCGACGATCATCAGCTGAGCGATGCGATGAAGGATGCGGTGGTCGAATATGTCTTCGACAACATCGAGTACCTCAACGAGTTCTCCCTGCGGACGGTGCTCAAGGTTGCCGACCTGGCGATGATTGAGCGTGATTCAGCGAAGTGGATGGACACGGCGGACTACACCGTCCTGTCGCACAAGGGTCGGGTCGCGAAGGCGATCTCGGCGCGTAAGGCCGACGAGGCGGCTGCCTAAGGGCCGCCCATCCTTAGGAGAAGAATGATGAGCGAGTATAGATTAGCAACTCCGGAAGAAGGCGAAGAACTTCTTCAAAGGGCAAGAGATTGGGTAGATGGCAGTAATCGCTTTCGTGATGTTAGGTCGGTGCCCGTATCTGCTATTGCTGAGTATCTCGCTAATCAGAAAGGACTAACTTTGTATCGGAACGAAACCTAAGTGGTGCGGCCCATCGAGACAGACAACGGTCGGAATCTTTGGGAGGATCTTCTGGGTTCTTCCAAGATTCGTGAGAAGGTGAAGGACGATACCTACGCTCAGAAGCTTTACCATTCTCTCTGTAACACGGATTGGCTCCCCTATGAGTTCTACCCAATGTTGCGCCAGCACCCCGAGAAGGATTTTTGGGGTTGCAGCTGGAGATACGCAGGCGGTCTCGTCGCCGATCTTCGTGACGAAGGCGACTATATGGACTGGTACTGTTCTGGTAACGAAGGATGGATTACCCCTGAGATTGCTGCCGATCTTCTCGAGTTGGGTTGGGTCGGTAGAGACCAGAATGGCAACTGGATCAGATAAATAATAGAAACTGTTTTGGAGACGAACTATGAGCAGAGAAGAAATGAGAAAGTTGATGGAGGCTGTGAGCGGAAAGCCCGACCAACAGGCAATGTTACAAAAGTACGGTGTGGAATTTGGTGAGTACGTCACGAAGGAAGAGAAAGAGTGGGTCGTTATTGTGCTGGATCGAGAAATCGATTGGGGCTCCATTCAAGATGTAGATGCTGTTCTTTCAGAAGCAGACCCACAGCAGAAAATGTATCAAAACTTCACTGCTATGGGAGACGATGTTCCTAACGCCATGAGTTTCAATATCCGATACTTTGATCGTATTGATCAGATTCTCCGACAGTCTGATACCGGTTATGACCTTGAGACCATCCTGACGGAATGGCCTGGTCCCGGAACCTACAGTGGCGACGAAGACGATTTCGGAGACGAACTATGAGCAGAGAAGAAATGAGAAAGTTGATGGAGGCCGTCGGTGGTCCGAACAACTCGTTTACAGAAGACGCGGGCGGGCTCCTGTCTTATAAAGGATATCCGGTTTATGCCCTAGACGACGAGGGTTCAGAATCCTGGGCATATTTTGCATTCGCAGGAACTAAGGAGAACCTTCAAGACCTCAAAGCCAGCCTTAAGGGAGGAAAAACTAAGGCTAGCTGGGAAGAAGAACCGCCAGTCCGAACCTCAAGACCTTACGATCGTGGCAAGCTTCGATTGAGAGAAGTTGACTTTGAAGAAGGTGAGGATTTAACCGCCGTTCCTGTTGTAAAATCTTTCACACCATCGCAGCTCAACAACATAAGAGGCACCTTTGAGAAACTGCTAGATAAATGTGAAAAGATGAATCCGCACGGAGATTTCAGTCTATAATTTCAAATCCATCTTGACAAGACGATCTGATTCAAAAATCCGCCTTAATCGGAAAGTAAGGCATAATTCAACTTTAGGAGACGAGCTATGAGCAGAGAAGAAATGAGAAAGCTGATGGAGGCGGTCGATACTACCGCTACGGCAAAAAAGGCCTCAGGTGCTGCTATGGTCGCATTCAAAGACATTATGAAGGAGGTTTTGCCGGAGGTTCGTGGTACGTTCTATAATGATAAGCAGACAACCAGTAGACGGCTGCGCGCATATCTCTCCCCTGGGAAATACGAAGGGACCTCCAATACTTCAAAGGCATTCCAACTCTTAATGAAGAATCTTAAAAACGAACAAACCCGAGATAGGTATCTTCGAAAAATCTCCAACAGAATGAAGAAGCACGGGTATAAGGTAAAGAAGATCGAGTATCAGCAGCCATACAACGGCTACGTTCATTACGGTTCAAGAGCCGGCTATCCTTCTATTACAATTTGGATTGAACCAGAATACTGATCCATTCCATCTTGATTTGACGCCTTCTAGGTAACCTGCTATTATAGTGGATACTTAGGAGGCGTTATGCCATATATCGACAAAAAAAGACGATCTACACTATTAGAAAAGACTGTGCCTATCAATGCTGGTGAGTTAAACTTTCTAATCACTATCCTTGTAGATGATTACATTAACTATCATGGAAAGAGTTACCATACGCTAAACGAAGCAATGGGGGTGCTTGAATGCGCCAAACAAGAGCTGTACAGGCGTATCGCAGCCCCTTATGAAGACGAAAAGATGAAGATAAACGGAGACGTGTACCAATGACAAAGTTCTACTATATTGCCGGACCAATGTCCGGAATTCCTCAATTTAATATTCCGGCGTTTGATGAAGCATCAAAGAACCTCAGAGCAGCGGGATATAAAATTATTTCGCCCGCCGAATTGGATGATCCTTCTACTCGAGAAATGGCATATAACTCGCCCGACGGCGCGACCTTGAATGACCAGCATCCTAATGGGGAGTCTTGGGGAGATTTTTTGGCGAGAGATGTGAAGATTGTCGCCGACAAGGCGAACGGAATTATTGTTTTGCCAGACTGGGAGAAGTCGCGAGGCGCCCGATTAGAAATGATGGTTGCCCTACTTTGCGGACACGAACTTCTACATTACAACCCAGACGCACCGAAATTTACTCGAGAAATTGATCCTTCTCAGGCTGCGCACATGGTGATACGAGAATTTATGGAGAATACGGCGTTACTGTTTTAGTCTTGATTTGACTAATGAACAGATATCACGTATACTGTGATGACTTGACTTAAGGAGGTAACTATGTCAAATACAGTAACTAAGAAGGAAGGTGTTCTTGAAGCCCTTCGCAACAGCGATCGCGGTCTAACCGCAGCACAGATCCAGGCCCGCTTTGGTGTTCGTAATGTTCGAGCAACGATTAGCGACCTGCGTTTTGATGGCTATGCCATTTATGCAAATCGCCACACCGACACGAAGGGTCGTGAAAAGACCTTTTATCGTCTAGGCACTCCTAGCCGTCGTGTTATCGCCGCCGGCTATCGCGCCATGGCAATGGGCCTCTAAGAGGCAAACTTCGCCCCGGGGGAGGCTTTGTATCCCCCAGCCTTAAGGATTTTATTATGGAAACTAACGAACTCGCAGCTCTTTGGAATTTGTTCACGCTCGTCGCACTCTATTTTGTGCCTGCGATGATTGCATCAATCCGAGAACATCACAATCGTGTTGCTATCTTCGTGTTGACTCTTCTCACCGGGTGGACAGCAATCGGTTGGGTCGCCGCGTTGGTCTGGTCCTTTACAGCAGTTAAGAAAGCACCTGCACAAGAATAAAATGATTGTTTGATTCTTGCATCGGGTACTAACCTGATGATAAATACTAGCATGTCATTACCAAACCCCAAATGGTTAGCACTAGAAGGTGTAAGATTTGCATCGACTCTTGTTGATTATTTGAAGATGGATATGAACTTGTTACCTAGAGGAGACGAACATCCAGTTCTTCTCTTACCTGGATTAGCAACAAATTCCACATCAACAACATTCATTAGAAGACGGTTGCGTAGATTAGGCTATCGTGCTCATGATTGGGACCTTGGATATAATGTTCGATTTGATGAAACCCGCGTACAAGGATTGAAGAGAAATTTAGATTACTGGCATGACTATTACGGTGAAGAAATTTCTATCATAGGACTAAGCCTCGGTGGAGTTTACGCAAGATTTCTTGCAAATTGGGCGCCAGAAAAAGTCCGGCAGATCATAACATTAGGATCACCATTCGCTGGAGAAGAACCCATTATTACATACGGTTCCTATCTTTATGATTTTCTAAATCGAGATCACAGAGCAAAGGATCTGTTAGAAAAATATGGAGGAATGTTTCGTGTTGATCCACCAGTGCCATCAACATCAATATATAGCAGGACTGATGGTGTTGTTCATTGGAAATATTCTGTACAAAAGGAAGGCCATGTTCGAGAGAATATAGAAATCGATAGTGGTCACATTAGTTTAGCATGTCATCCCAAGGTCATTGAAATAATATCCGACCGACTGTTAAACAGCAAAAACGATTGGAAACCTTATCATAGGAGGGTATAATGGAAATGGAAATGGTATACGGAGTTGGTGGTTTAATTTTATTCATTTTGGCTGCCGGCGGTCTTTATTGGTTTAATAAGAAACATAAGAGAAAGACTACATACAATCTAAAAATGAGAGTTGGTAGTGATATTAATACAGTATTGCCACAATCGGTCACGCCAGGCATGGAAGTTATCGTGGCGTTTGATGAAATGCTACTAAAACATAGCGAAGACGGTTCGCCAATTGTTAAAAATTTCGAAGGCGGCAAGGAAATTAATCTATTAGATACATCGTCAAAGATTTCTCCTATTCTAACAGAAATGAACCAGGAAGAACTTCCAAGCGGCAGATATGAATGGATCAGATTAAAAATTATTGCCGATCGTTGTTTTGTTCGCATAAACAACGAAGTGTTCCCAATGAAGATCCCCAGTGGCGAGCAGAGCGGACTAAAATTAGTCCGCGGATTCTTTGTGCATGGCATCGGGCGATCAGACTTCACAATTGATTTTAATGTCCGTAAAGGTATGACTCGCAAGTCAGATGGAACTTATATTCTTAAGCCAGCCCTTAAATTAATTGACAACACCGGGCGAGAAGAAGACGTTGATTTGCCTGAAGAACCAACAGAATAAAGGTATACGGGGAGGTCATCCTCCCCGTATATTATATGATGAATTACTGCATAGAAGTACCAGATGCTCCAAAGCAGATTTTTGAAACTGAAAAGCAGTATTATGCTTTCCTTTCTGCCTGGAAAAGTTTTCATAATAGCCCAGCAATAAAAGGCGAGTGGAAAAAAGTTGAAGGTAAGTCTTATCGGAACCCAGGAATTAAGTATAGTCATTTCATAAAGCAGACGCCGCTGGATGCCGTTCACTATATATTGTATAACCTCATAAGAGGTAAACCAACCAAAAAAGGGTTTTATAATGATCCTAATCAACGCTTAAGGCTTAGGTTTTATGATCACCTAATAGGCAGACCAACAACACTGGATACATATGAACGCGCCTTCAAATCATTGCTTTACTATCTTAAAACAATAGAGAATAACATGGATTTAGAGTGGGCGGACGGCTATCCTCGATTAAGGGGTGTTGATTATAAGACCCCTTATGATTATGCATCTCGATCCCTTCTCATCCCTTTTGGAAACACATTAACAAAAAAACACATGAAAGTTATTTGTTCCTTAGTATCTGAAGAAGCAACATTATTCAAAATAAGAGGTGTCTACTACCAGAATTGTAGTTGGAGTAGTTCTAACATCATTCATGGCTGGGGTATGCAGCCTAAATTTCAGAAGGATGTATTAAAAAATAAGATTCTTTGGAAGATTTAGTAGCCCCAGATTCCTTCAATATTAAGCTCTTGGAATACATATTGTATTGGGTTTAAGATAGTAACGGTATCACTGCCTGCGAACAATAGTCCTATGGCATCTCCATTCATGTTGAATACAGTCGAACCACTATCTCCACCTGCGCTCATATTATCAGCAATGATTTGATTCTCAAACATTGCTACCTGCCCAGGACCAAACTCGACTTCAACCGTAACTCCTTCTGCTAGAATTTCTCCGGTGGTGTAGCCTGTTGTTCTACCGCTTTTCTGAACGCGATCGCCAACATCAATTTCAGCAAGATTGCCAGTAAGCTCTATTGGAAAGTTGAGCATAGCATTAGAAAATGCAATCGGTTCCACTTGAGGTGTTATGTTTTGAGATGTTGCCTGAACATCCATAGACGAATCTCGTCCGCCGCCCAGCAATTTACGAAGGAAGTCTATAATGGTGTTCCAAACACGCTTCCACCAAGGCAGTTTCTCTTCTGGTTCATCAACTACTGGCGGCTCTGGTTTTACCGGAGAAGCATCGTGTCCAACAAGAAGAGCAAGAGCAGCGTCAACCTTATTTTTGGCTGTGAATGAAATTACAGGAAATTCTGTAAGATGGGCTACAGTATGCCTAGACCGTCCACCATCCATAGGTCCTGGTTGATAGATTGGGTCACCTAACAATGCTAGATTACTATTTGCCATAACGTGATTGTTTGATAGGATATGCGGTTTGCCGTCCTTCTTAACAAATAGCCCTAACGTGCCTGCTGTGATCTGAAAGTGGCCGCAGCTAACACCTGGCACCAATGGCCTATGATTAAATTGGTGTTCATTAAGTGCATGAATTTTACCCACCTCAATGACATCAACCTTAACCTTTGATTTATTATATTCTACTTCCTTAGGTAGTAGGTCTTCTGAGGATAGTTCTTTTTTATCAACCTTCTTCTTGACCAGAACGACAACAGCTTCTTCTTCTGTTGAGTGTCCGTCCTTCCACTTACGACCAGCGCCGACACCGATAACATTCGGTTTCTTCATAAAATCTTTCGCTTGTTTGCGAGCTGCACGGACCAACATTTTCTTAGTCATAAATACTCCTATTCGTAGATGCTCTTGTATTTATCTATTATATATGCTAAACTTATGCGTATGAAACGAACTACATTAGAGATTATTGATGAAGTGAATGTCCGATTTCACAATCTCGATATCACTACCAGAAGAAAAATGTCCGAGGCATTAAGCTACTTTATGCCGCATGCCTTTCATACGCCAGCGTATAAGCTAGGGCGATGGGATGGTAAGATGCGCTTTTGCGATATAGGAGGAAGAACATTTCTAAATCTGTTAGATATTGCATTGCCAATTGTTTATAAAGATGGGTATGAAGTTGATCTAGTTGATAATCGAGAGCCTCACAAATTCGAGTTCGAAGATATTAAAGAAGATAGCTATGCGAATTATAAATGGCCAAAAGGACACGTTCATGAAGGCGAACCTATTATTCTTCGAGACTATCAAGTTGATATTATCAACAAGTATCTAGAAAATATGCAAGGTGTGCAGAGTGTATCGACAGGAGCAGGAAAAACGCTTGTTACTGCGGTCTTATCTCATCAGGTAGAAAAGTACGGCAGGTCTATTGTTGTTGTTCCGACAAGAGATCTGGTAACACAGACTGAAAAAGATTATAAAAATCTAGGACTCGATGTCGGCGTTTTTTACGGCGGAAGAAAAGAATATAATAAAACACATACGATCTGCACATGGCAAAGCCTAGAAGCACTCAATAAAAAGTCTAAGAAATATGATGCTGACATTACTCTTGAAGACTTTATTGACGGAGTTTCTTGCATCATCGTAGATGAGGCCCACGGAGGAAAGGCTGACGTCCTTAAGAAGCTGATGTCAACAATATTTGCCAATGTGCCTTTTCGATGGGGTATGACGGGGACGATTCCGCACGAAGAATATTATCAAAAAGCAATCATCGGTACCATTGGTCCTGTTATTCATACTGTTACAGCAAAAGAATTACAAGACAAAGATGTTCTGGCAAACCTGCATATTGATATTCTGCAAACACAAGACCCGCCTGTAACATTCAGATCTTATCAAGAAGAATACAAATGGCTTGTGTCATGCAAACCTAGATTAGAATGGTTAGCATCTCATATACAAGAACAATCGAGCGAAGGTAATACGCTTGTTCTTGTAAGCCGCATCGAAACCGGTAAGGAGCTTGCAGCTCTTATTCCAGATTCTATATTTGTGAGCGGTAGTATGAAAAGCGCCGAGAGAAAAGGAGAATATGAGGATGTTCAATTATCTCAAGGAAAGGTTATTATTGCAACATATGGAGTCGCAGCCGTTGGCATTGACATACCGCGTATCTTTAATCTATATTTAATAGAGGTTGGTAAGGGTTTCATACGAACTATTCAGAGTATTGGCCGAGGTATTCGGAAGGCAAAGGATAAAGATTTTGTCAACGTCTTCGATGTATGCGGGAGTACAAAATATTCTAAACGACATCTACCAAAAAGGAAAGCCTTTTATAAAGAAGCGCAATATCCATTTACAATTACAAAGGTGAATTACTAATGCTAATACTTACAGAAAGAAACAGAGCTTTTGAGCTCAACAAGGTGCCAGATGAGATAGAAGATCTACGATACTGCGTATTAGATTGTTCTAATGCTAAAGATATTGATTTTTATTGGCGGCCCGCGATCTATCTCGAGTCATTTAGTTCTCCGTCGGTTGTTCTACAGATTGGACCCTATACAACACAGATGCCATTGGATTGGTCTATTCTAGTCTGTGATGATCAGTATGCTGACTTAGAGGTCATGCCACTCACAAGCTTAAATGATAGAGGATTTCACACGATCGCATTTAATCCTCTGAAGCACATGGTTCCATTGACATACGAAGTAGAAATTGTTAATATATATGCTGATGTGAAATGGTATTTCCCAAAGCTAAAGAACAGTAATGTTCTTGTCATGCCATTGCATCTAGGTGAAGAGCCAGTCTGCTCTTTATTTGTAAAAGAAGGTAACAAGGTACCAGATCCTATTGACATGGCTGTATTGTTTGATGGTTGACTACCCCATTAAGATCTTATTCGACACGAATAGTTTTCTAGACTATCCGGGTCGAAACGAACTAGTCAAGAAAACAGCCGAGTATTGGTGGGTGAAACAGTTGCAGTCGCCGGTCAAGGTATCGATGGAAACAGACCATAGAAAGCAAATGATGATTATGATAATTGTGATTTCGATTTCAGAAAAAGATTTGTTTTATGCTCGTTTAAGAAATGATTTCGATAAATTGATCGAGAAATACCTTGATTGGTTAAAGCAGATTCCAATTACACGCTAGAGATATTAGATATGCCTAAGAAACAACCAGCAATCCCATTGAAGGCTATGTTAGAAGCAATAGATAGGAATGATCTTGAATTCTATGATAGGTTGACGCCTGATCAACAGAAAGAGTTCTCACCATGGTTGGCAATGAGATACGCGAGCTCCGCATCAGGAATGGCGGCTTATCACTATCTGTTAATGGTTAATGATATTGTGAATTGCGATTTTTCGACACTTAAGAATCATCCAGGATTGCAATGGAAGCTTCTTGCGGTATGTGGTCAAGGGTCTCCAACTTTTCATCCGTGGATCCCGCCAGGCAAAGGAAAGAAAAAGAAAAGCAACATATTTGACTTTATAAAGCAGACGCATCCATTAATGGAGAATAAGGATATTGATACCTTAATATCATTAAATACAAAAGAAGATCTTAAACAGCTGGCCAAAGAGTCTGGCATGGATGATAAAGATATCAAGGAACTCTTTAAGTAATGACAAAACAGAAGTTCGTCTGCGGTTATTGTCAAAAAGCATACACCAATGAGAGAACACTATCGGCTCATATGTGCGTTAAGAAGCGCAGGTATATAGATCGAGACACCGTTGCATCTCGAATTGGTTTAGAGTTGTTTCGTAGATTCTATGAACTTAATACTGTGTCAAAAGCACCGAAAAGGGTCGAAGAATTTATTGACAGTAAATATTATAGCAGCTTCATCAAGTTCGCAAAACACATTATTGATCTGAGACCTGTTGATCAAGCCAGGTTTGTTGACTTCGTTTTTCAAAGCGGCGTTAAGGATCGAGACTGGTGTAAAGATAAGGTATATGAATCTTATATTCTGGATCTATTACAGAAAGAGGCAACGAATCGTGCGCTGGAGAGAACCATTCAAACAATGAACGAATGGTCAGAAAATAATGGTCGAGACCTAAATAAGTTTTTCATTGAGGTTAATCCACAAGAAGCAACCCACATGATAAAAATGGGCAAAATCTCTCCATGGGTTTTGTATCTTGCCGAAACCGCCGATAATCTGTGGAACCGACTGTCCGATGAACAGGTACAGATTGTATGTTCGACTGTCAACCCAAAGATTTGGAAAGCGCGTTTTCAGAAAAAGACCGAAGACTGCGATTTTGTTCGTAGCATACTTTCAGAGGCTGGCATATGAAAATCAACACAGATGTAGATATCGATCTCGGTCCTACTTCTCGAGATAAGTTATTAGATTCATTGCCGCATGTGATTGCAAGAATTGATAGAGAGGATGGATATGTCAAGCACAATACTGGTGTATATTTTCAAGACATTCCTTTTGATCCAGTAACTAATCTAGCTACAATAGATCATAAATTAGCAGAAGAACTAGGATACCTTAAGATTGATCTTCTAAACAATAATGTGTATAAGGGTGTGAATAACGAGAAACATCTTATACAGTTGGCAGAATCTGAGCCGCTGTGGCAAATGCTTTCCGACGCAGAAATTGTATCACAGTTATTTCATATAGGCCAACACGCAAGCCTTGTAACTCGGTTAGAGCCAAAATCAATTCCACAGTTGGCCATGATTCTAGCAATTATTCGACCAGGAAAGGCCCACCTACAACAAAGTTCGTGGGAAGATATTGAGAAAGAAGTTTGGATAAAACCTGCGGACGATACCTATTATTTTAAGAAGTCGCATGCCTATGCGTTCGCAACAGCTATTGTTGTTCAGATGAATCTGATGGTTGAACGAGCGATGCATCTGTAAGTACGGACTTTCTAAACTCGCTATAATAGGCATCTTTCACGAACAAACATTGTGAATCAGTCCACACCTCTGTGTCTTCTTGTATGGAACCAAGGTTGTGAATGTTAGAAACGATTTCAAAATTGTTTAATGTTGGGTTGAATAGTCTAGACAAGATTGCAAATGCCGCTCCGTCGGGCGCATTTTTATTAATTCGTTGTGCAAGATATTTAGCTAGAGGATTTTTTTGATATCCCCTAATGCTCTCAAGATTGTTGCCTTCTTGTAAAAATTCTTGAAACTTCTGAAAACCTTCCTGAAGATCATATATGGTGGTTTCTCCGCTGGCATCGAATCCTACAATACGACCAATCATCTCATTAACTACTTCGCCAACTTCGTCAGAGTATAATCCTAATTCCTTTTCAATATAAGGAAAGCTATACCAGACATCGCTTCCGTCGCACACGCCCATTTTGAAGCTGTCAGGGAGAATGACTGCATATACGCCAGCGCGAGTGCTGCCATAGGTCCTCGCGGTTTCAAAGGAAGTTGTGCAGATGAAGCTATGTGATCGTTTTGGAAAAGCTTTCCAGGTTGGTAGTTCGCTCATCAAAATTGTATATTCGTTCGAGGTGTTAGCAGATGCTCGGCCTTGAAGGGTGGGGTCTGCCAACATCACATGGCTATCTGGACTAGAGCGAAACATTCCTCTATAGACCGCCGGCGTGTCATAGCGTTTAAAATAAGTTAAAAACCGTTCACGAGCAATCTGAAGGGCTTCATCAGAGGCAAGTTCAGACTTGTGATTGCCACGAATCTCGTCTAATCGCATGGTATTACCTGATCACAATCTTATCGAAGGTGCCATTGCTTTCGACTATATCATTTTGAGTATAGACGAATCGAATCCACATAAAGTTTGCTTCAAAGGTATACGCAGAGACGCCAGTATAATTATCAAAGGTAATGGTATCTGTACCGCTTGTTATATTAACCGGAAAATAGTCATGGACATCATCGGGCGGCTGTAGTTCTAATGTTGCTAGTACCTGAAGAGTTCCTGTGAATCCGGTTGTATATGCAGCGAATGTATGAAGGCTGTTGATATGATTTTTGATTCGGGCGCCGGGAATAGAAGAACTATAATATCTTTTTGGTTGACCAGCATCAGCCTTAACTGTCCAATCTCCAGACATTAACACGGTGCTGGGCCTTGGTGTAGGATCTGCTGAGCCAACAATCTCTACTCTTGCGACAATGTTTGCATCACCGTCGATGAAAAACGGCGTCTGCATATTTTCGCCAATCTCTAGCTGCGGAATAAATGCTTCTTCACCTGTGATAACAAGATTGTAAAACCCTGGCGCGATACGCATAAGATCGCCTTCAAAAACTGGCAGATGCGCATACCCTTTGTGCGATGTTAGATTGGCATATCTATCAAAAACTCGTTCGCCGTTTTCTACATTAATCAATCTAGCTCTAAGACTTAAATGGTCAACGGATACCGGCTTACGATCAAGATTTAAAATACGAAATCGAATCTGATTATCTACGCCTTTGTGAAGCTTAATATTTTGCTGTCTATTCATTGGGGTGTTTCCTAGACGAATGTCGTTACGAATGACATTGTCGATATAGAGTAGGTCTACTCTGTTCTCATATCTATAAAGTTTATAGTCCATTATTCATATTTATCAAAGATACTATCATTTATAATAAATGATTTAGAACTTCATCAAAAGTAGACGATAAATATTAACTGCATATTATATACTACTACAATGGAAAATAACATGGATTTTGACGATATTAATGATATACAAGAAAAATTTCCTTTTCTATCCTGTGTTCGAGCAGGCGATGCAGAATACGTCTGCATTATTCAAAACACAGACGATAAGGTAATGAGTTTCTATGATCTATTTTCTATTACCAGCCAAGAAGAAAAAAGGCTGTTCTTAGAATTTGGCGAAATGTGGTGGTGGGAAAGTAATCGTCAGTTACCAATCAATATTTTCTTAAAAGGCCAGATGGATATTTTTCGTCACTGTCTTCGAACGATTAACGTCAAAGATGTAGAAGTATTGTTTGGGCCCGTAACTTCATTAAATGAACTGTTTAAAAAACGAGTCAAGCGGCGCCAAATACAGCTCATAAAACGTGAAACGTAAATATAGATTTTTCTTAAATAATATGCTATACTGCCAGTATGGTAGAAAATGAGCTGAAAGATATCATCGGCACTCATCTTCATGGACTGAAGCGCACTCCGTCTGGCTGGCAGAAATGTAATTGTCCAGTCTGCGTTATTAGGGGACATACGCCCGATCGAAAAGAGAGATTTGGAGTTTTATACTCGCCAGAAGGAGGAATTGCATTCAATTGCTTCAACTGCGGGTTCTCAGCATCTTGGAAACCTGGGTTATTACTGAGCAAGAGCTTTGTGTTTTTGCTCGGGTCGATAGGCGTGCCAAAAGCAGACCTAGACAAACTAAAATTTGAGGCTTTCCGCGAACAAAACAACATGGTCAGTAGAGATCTGAGTCTTCGTGGAGATATTACTAAACAGTGGCGACCGATAAGTGCCGATGATGCATTAGAAGATTGTCACCCTATTAGATTTTGGATAGAGCATAATTGTGAAGACCCAGATTTCCTGCATGTTGTGGATTATCTTCTTGGAAGGAATATCTTAGACGTTGATAAGTTATATTGGTCACCTTCGAAAGAATTTATGTTTCATAAGAGAGTTACAATACCTTTCAACTATCGAGGTAATCTCGTTGGTTGGACTGGTCGAATCACATCGCACGCACCAAGCGTGCCAAAGTATTATAACAAGATGCCAGCATCATATATTCACGGATTGGATAATCAACAAGATTATGACAGGAAGTATCACATCATCACTGAAGGTATACTTGATACCATCATAACAGACGGTATTGCGGTACTACATAATAATATAAATGATGAGCAGGCTGCGCTGATAAGTAAGCTGTACGGTGAAAAGGTGCTGGTGCCAGACAGAGACAAAGATGGTGATGATCTTGTCAATATTGCAATTAAGAATAAATGGTCTGTTGCGTTTCCGCATTGGGGACGAAACAAACAAAAACTTCCTATCAAAGATGTTGCAGAAGCGGCCGAAACCTATGGGCACCTGTTAACGATGCAGAGTATTATTGAGTCTATTGAAAGGGACCCACATTCAATTAGAGTCAAAAGAAAATTAGACCGAGGAAACTATGGATATTAAAGAATTTAATGAAGATATTGAAGATCTATTTGTGCAATTTCTTTACAGCGATGCTGAGACTTTTGTTCGTGTAAAGAATATTTTGGACCCATCATTTTTCGATGATGTTGATAACAGAAAGATTGTGAAGTTTATGATGGACTACACAACCGATCATTCGTTTCTTCCGACGAATGAACAGATGAAGGCCATAACAGGCAAGGAAGTCGAGAAGATTACTGATATTAATGACGAGCATTCAACCTGGTTCATGAAAGAGTTCGAGCGTTTTTGTCAGCAAAAGGCTGCAAAGCAAGCCGTATATGAATCTCTGGATTTGATTCAGAAGGACCAGTTAGGTGAGGTGGTCGAAAAGATTAAGAGGGCTGCTGAGCTAGGGATTGTGCGTGATCTTGGTATTGACTATTTCCTTAATCCTGGCGACAGGCTTAAAGAAATGCGAGATAAGAGCACAATGGTATCTACTGGATGGAAAACTATTGATGCAAAATTGTATGGTGGAATTGAACGAGGGACGCTGACTATTTGGGCTGGACAGTCAGGAGCAGGTAAGAGCCTGTTCTTACAGAACCAAGCATTAAACTGGGCAGAGCTAGGTTTGAATGTTGTTTACATTAGTCTCGAGCTTAGTGAAAAGTTATGTGCAATGAGATTAGATGCAATGACATCAGGTTACAGCACCAAGGAGATTATGAAGAATATCGATGATGTCGATATGAGAGTTCGAGCATATCATAAGAAGTATGGTAACGGATCAGTACAGATTAAGCAGTTGCCAAACGGGTGTACAGCAAACGATATCAAGGCATATATTAAAGAATATGAAATTCAATCTCAGAGAAAGGTCGATGCGGTATTAGTTGACTACCTTGACCTTTGTTCTCCGATGAACAGAAGAGTTGATCCGGGCAATCTTTTCGTAAAAGACAAGTATGTATCGGAAGAGTTGAGAAACATCGGCGTTGATCTGGGAGTGATTATGGTAACGGCGTCCCAGCTTAATCGAGGTTCTCACGAAGAGATTGAGTTCGATCACAGCCATATTGCTGGCGGCATCTCGAAAATTAACACAGCAGATAATGTTATTGGCATCTTCACAACTATCTCAATGAAAGAAGGCGGCAGATATCAAGTCCAATTTATGAAAACGAGATCTTCGGCAGGTGTCGGCAGCAAGGTTGATCTTAAATTCGATGTTCGCACACTACGAATTAAAGATCTTGAAGATGGTGATGAAGATGCTTCTTCGGCAGCAGCCAATAATCTACTTAACACCATTCAAAAGAAGAATACAAAAACTGAAAATGATAAACAACCGACTAAGTTAGACAGTGAAAATCCTCTGAGTCAGATTAGAGCATTAAGAAATATTGTGAAGAAAGGTAACATTTAAGATTTTATTCTAAGCGTTGATCTTCGTGATTTTCCAATCGGTCTTTAGCCAAATGAACATGGTCTAAAGATAGAATATATTGATAAATAAGATTATACGGAAAATCGTGAGGATTAACGTGAATAAAGATAAAATCAAACTGCATCAATCATCTCGATCTATATTTGAGGAGCTTAATCGCGCCATCCCGAATAAGAGTAAAGAACATGTGCTCGAATCAAGAGGACATCATATCATTTCATCTGCAATCAACTTTCTACAGGTATTGACAGAGAATTATTCGGAAGAAGAAGCTGATCAGATTATGAGGCGCTTTCTTAGCGCAATTAAAGGCGGCGACCCCGAAAGATTTGTAAGGGTTGTTCGTAAACTTCGAGAAACGCAAGGGGATGAATAAATGAAGATTTTCCTTGCTATCCTAGTTACCTTTGCTCTATTACTCGCGACCGGTTGTGAGCCTCGAAAAGAAGAGATCAATAAAAAATTCGATCGCTCTGGTGAGCCCGGCGTGGTTACGATTTACACATACGATTCTCAACGTGAGTTAGATGCAGCATTCCGTGAAATACACAATATTGCTCGAGGCGATGATGTAGACTCGCGATATGGTTTTGCTAGATGGCACGAATGGCGAGACCCCGAAGGCAATCTGGTAGAAGTCGAACGAGAATGTGAGGTTCATATCGTTAAACCCGAACATGTAGACGACGAAGCTACGCTAACTTTAGGGCACGAACTATTACATTGTTTATATGGAAGCTATCATGAATGAGATGAGAAAGCTAATGGAGGCTACTGATTATTCGCCAGAAGGCGACATCGTTGCATCTGCTGGTGAATTTATCGTTGTAGAAGAACACGGAATGATTCATATTATTGACGGAGAGCAGGTTGTAAGACTCTCTATGCAAAAACCAGAATGGGAAGAGCTAACACATAACGCCTATCGTAAAGGATTTGACGAAGGTTATGCGGAAGGACACGAAGCCGCAGACACCTCTTGGCAAGACAGAATAGAATGAGACTACTAGAGATACAAAGACAAATTAGAAAACGCCGCAAGTTTCGCGACGGCGACACCGTTGTCGAGGTGAAGCTGGTTAATCCCGGTGATGAGCAACAAGAGTTTCTGAAAGTCTATGTATTTGAGAATGGCGAGCGAGTTGCCAAGGGGCTATACAAGCAATGGAACAAGGATGGCCGCTGGGAACCGTTGAGTATCAACTCGAAAGAGTTTACAAAAAGAAAGCGAATGCAAGAGATTATTGAACAGTTTGCGCGAGAAGCAGGATTTGTATTATGAAACTAAACGAAGCATCCACACTATCAGCACTCGGAGCGACAAAACAAGATGTGGCGAAGATCCACCAGGGTGAGATCAACATTCCTCATGACATGGAGTATACTCCGGTAACGACAAGACGCGAAGCAAGAGCATACCTTCGGCAAGGCCACCTAATTCTAGGTAAGGCTGCTGACAATTCTTTCGCGAGCATCATGATGCAGAATCGAGACCTCCGCTATTCGAGCGGGAGGACCGAGACTAGTTACCGAGTTACGATTGACGGGGAAAGCGCGATAACATTCTCCCTCAAGGATGCGCTGTCAATGTTGCCAGGCAGAGGCTGGACGTTCTATAGAAGCGTCAAAGCCCTTGACACGCATTTCGGAGGCAGCTTCTCCGATAGCGAATGGGACGATGACATCGAGCATATAGAAAAGATGACCCAGAGAATCGAACAACTTTACGGTCCGCGCCTGAAGCAAGAAGCTCGAAAATATATGAAAGAGATTAAACGAGCAATTTCAAGTGCAGTCACAGGTGACAAGAGAACCTCGAGCAACTGGCTAAGTCGGGGGACCGCTGCAAAAAATCTTGAACAGCTTAAGGGTGGTTATGATAAACTAGAGGCCATTGCAAAAAGCGACCGACCATTTTCAACAATGGTAGCTGCAACTCGGGTAGCCTCGGACCGCCGCGGACTGTCTGGGCTTGTGGGGAGCGAAGTAGGCACCAACCACAGCGATTGGGGGTCGGCATATCATATTCCTGGGCAAGCCGGAGAATGGGCGAAGAAAACTCCGGCGGCGATGGCGAAGATTACTCGCTTCGCATTTTCTAAGCTCAGAGAAATCCGTGACGACGCCTTCAGCAGCTATCATAAGGAGAAGGCTCCAATCGAAGCCGAACCATATCAGCTACGAGTTCGCGAAGCATACGAAAGGTTTAGAGAGTCGGGCGAAGTCCGTTCGATTACAAAGGAGGACTAATGCTAGAATCAATTCTAATCGCAATAGGATTTTTCCTATTAGGTATTTTACTATTCCCTATGCTGATGTTCCTTCGCGCTCGCCGCGATGGCAGCTGGGATGATAGCAACATGCTAAACATGTATCGTGTCATCGCCCATCTTACGGTACGCCCAGGTGACTTTGGTAAGATGTTTTATGAGGATGGTCGCAGACCGTTTTGGTATATTAACGAAGATGAATTTTCAGAGGTTGTAGACAGCAGCCATCAACAGAAGGAACAAGAACATGAATGAGATGAGAAAGCTAATGGAGGCTGTCGATGCGACCGATCTCGAAGATGAATTAGATAATCTTAAGAGAAGATTTGCAGAGATTCTAAGTGAGTTGAAGGTAAAGCATCCAGAAGATGACGCGGAAACAATGTTTAGCCACGAGATGGAGATGTTTCAATCAGATGTACACGATTATCTAGACAACTCCGATTTTTTTGAAGACGACGACGATGATGACTGGCGAACAGGCGCCGGAAACCCTCGCTTCATGGATGACGACGAAGACGAAGACGAAGACTGGGACGACGAAGACGAATACGAAGAAGGCCGCGATTCGGCAATTAACTCTATTATCGGAAAATCAAGGCGTTAAGAACAAACTCGCCCGTGTCTGTATTACATTTGGTTTAAATGCAGAGTATGATTCCTGCACGGTAAACGCAAAGGGCACGGGCGAGTTTTAATTATTGGAGTAATGTTATGAATGAGATGAGAAAGCTAATGGAGATGTTCGAAGACGGCCTTGATTCGGAAGCTTCGGACATAGACCTCGACGATAAACTAGACACATTAGCAGAGCAGTTTGCGCATATACTCATGCAAAAACAACAAGATGACGCCACGGGCGAACCAGATGAGATGGCGGCATATTACGATGCAGAAACGGCATTCGATTATGAGCTAGAGATGTTTCAGAATGAGGTGAAGAAGCATCTAGAAAAGCTTGGATTTTTTTAATTACTGGAGTAATAAGATGAATGAGATGAGAAAGCTAATGTCGTTGATGGAAGGTGTCGACCTTGCCGATGTTCCTCAGCAAAGGCAAAGGCAAGATGCTCTAGACGACCAGCTACACGATTTGATTTATGTCGCAAATAAGTTTGGTATGTATGATGCGGCAGATTATTTGAAAAAGCTATTAGGAAACAGATAATGAACGAAATGCGTAAGCTAATGGAAAGTATTAAGCCGCTTTTTGAAGAATGGGAAGATCGTGTTAAGGCTGCGCTAGCATTTTTGGACGGTGAGATCGAAAACGCGATTGAATACGAAACCAACGATGATGATATGGGATGGGACGACGAAGACGATGATGAGTATGGTGATGACAGCATTCTAGTACCTGCCCTTCGCGATATTCGTGCCCGTGTCGCAGCAGGAGAAGTTGCCAACGAAGAAGACATCGAAGACATTAACATCGATGTATACGAAGCTACAATGGGTTCAGGATCGCATTACGGCGATACGGATTTGGCAGACCATATCGCTTTTACTCTTCGAGACATTCTAGGCATTATAGACGAAGAAGACGAGTATTCTAGTCTAGAAGAAGCCACCAAACCTGATCTTGAGGATGAGCTGCGCGGAGCGTTTAAAGCTGCCGGCCTACCATTTGAATACTACTCAGTATCAAAAACTAAGACTGGGTTTACGTTGACATTCGGTGGCGGAATGATGCGCTACGCAATGCCGTCGGACAGAAAGCTTGTTAGACTCGACCAAGAACTGAGAAATCAGTTCGGCGATCTTTACCGCGACGTGTCTGTAGAAGTGTTTAATAAAAGAAGCAGGACAGGGACTTGGACGAAACTGTATCCGCCATTGAATCTGGACGGAAACGAGAGACCTAAGATGACCAAGCTAAGAATTCGATTCACGCCCGATTTGATAAACCGATACCGACCGCACATGTAAAAATTATGAGAGCATACGAAATTCTAAACGAGGGCGGAAATGCATTTACGGATGTAGGTGCAGTTCACATCTCAGAGATCGAGCCCACGTTAGAATGGCTCTCTAAACAGATCGGCATGCCTGAAATCAAAAAGCAGACGCTTGGTAGTGTTGGCAAGAAAGAATACTCCGGCGATATCGATGTGGTTGTAAACCTCGACAAAGAGGAGATGAAGGCCCTTGGAGAGAAGCTACGAAGCATATTAGGTAATACTAATGTCCGAGGCGCCGCCGGTAATGTCATCTCCCGTGTACCAATACAAGGCTACGATGAGAGCAAAAATGAGCGCGGCCCACGAACAGGATATGTTCAGGTAGATTTTTTCCCCGGTGATCCAGACTGGGTGTCGTTGTATTATGCAGGAACTGGTGACGACTCGAAACTTAAAGGTGTACATCGTAATCTATACCTATTATCCGTGGCAAAGTTTGTCGATCGTAAGGCATCCGAAGAAGAGGACAGCTTCGGTCGTCCTATCGAATCTGTTCGCTGGAGATGGTCGCCACGAGATGGTTTGATCAAGGTGCTGGCTAAGAGTAAGAAGAACCATAAAGATGAATGGGCACGAAAGCAGGATGTAGAATACCTATCGCAGCCTATTAAGAATGCCGATATGATTGCTGACCTTCTGTTCAAAGGTAAAGCGGACAGCGATGCCCTATACAGCGTAGAAACCTTGATCGATGCCACGAAGAAGGCATACGATAAGAAAACGCAAGAAAAGATCTTCAAATCGTTTGCCCAAACGGTAGAAGAGCAAGGTCATCGAGAAGGGTTTGAATTCCCTCCAGAAGTGGAGAAATATCTGTCATGAAGATCCGCGAGTTATTAACCGAATCTCGAACTGGCATTACTCATATAGAAGACCTTATTTTTACTGATGGTCAATTGGGAGCGCAAACTGCCGTTGGTGTGTTGTCGGATATTGCTGAGAAACTTTCATTAGGGCACACACAGGTTGAGTCAGTTAGTGTGAAATGGGATGGTTCGCCGGCGATTTTTGCAGGGATTGATCCAGAAGATGGAAAATTTTTTGTTGGTACAAAATCCGCGTTTGCGAAAAAGGTTCCGCGCCGCATCAAACGCCCTTCTGATGTCAACAAATTCTATGGCGATGAAGAGCAAGACGATCTGCGACATAAATTACTTGTTGCTTTTAATAATCTTAGAAGATTAGAGTTCAATGATGTAATGCAGGGTGATCTGATGTTTACATCACAAGATTTAGAGAGAGCTACCATAGACGGCGATTCGTATGTTGTCTTTCGACCGAATACGATTACCTATGCGGTACCTTCAGATTCTAAGCTGGCGAATGATATTTTGTCTAAAGATCTAGGCATCGTATGGCATACACGATGGACTGGAGGACCTACACTAAATGATATGGTCCCATCTCCAGCTGGGCGCGTTGCTTTGTCAAAAGATCCAAATATTTGGCAAGATGATGCCACGTATAAGAATATGACCGGAATTGCTTCTTTGACCGCAGGGGAAGAGCGTAAGATTAATAATATTCTTGGAAAAGCTAAGGCACTAATGAGAGGATTGGGTTGGAACTCTGTATTAAAAGTTCTAAATAATAAAGAATTTGTAAATACTATTCACCCATTTATCAATCATCGTGTTCGACAAGGTAAACATGCCGGCAAGCCACAGGGTTTCATTAAAGAATTCTTAGAATTTTATAAGGAAAAACAGCTGAAGGGGTATGAGAGTCTTGGAGAACCACATCAGCAGAAGAGAATGAATAAGATTCAAGAAATGGTAGAATTTGTCCGATTACATCAGAATGAAATTTCAGGAATGGTTCAATTATATGATGAGTTGAATACCGCAAAACTATTTCTATTTAAAAAACTGAGTCGAATCGATTCAGTTCGCACGTTTAAGAAAACTGAAAACGGCTTTGAGGTCACAGCCCCTGAAGGGTTTGTGGCGGTACATGATCAGGGCGTTGTTAAGTTAGTTGACAGATTAGAATTTTCACGATTAAACTTTTTGAAAAGCAAATGACCTACGAATTAATAACAGATTTATCCGAAAGCCGCACATTTAGGACAAGGCATGCACTTAATAAATTCAGTAAAGAAGAAGCTGAACATTTCTTCTATGCCTTGTTACTTGCTCATTTGGTTTTGATGAGAGACGAAGATACAAGAACGTGGGCACAAAAAGAGTTTAGCAGAGCAGTAACATTTGGCAATTTCGATTATTTTCGCATCAGCATTAATGATTTATATACTCTTACATATATGATGACGGAAGTCCATGATTCGATCACAAAGATAATGGATGCTCGATTATATCGCATCTACCGTTTTTTAGGTAGAGGGCATTTTGTTCGTAGCGAAATTGAACCTGTTTGTCTAAGATTAGAACGAATGCTAGGGATTGATGACCCACAGCTTCGCATTGCTCGAAGAACAATGATTGACTGGGAGTTTGCAACACCAGCTAAAAGAAAGATGGTTTTACACTACTTAAGGATAAATATAAGGAAGTATAGTTTTATTACTGAAGTATTACCATTTTTAGATATACTCGATAAGAAAGAGGGAAGAAATGTTTGACAAATTTTTAAACGACTTCGAGCTGAATATGAAAACAGCCGACAATGGGATGAGTATTACTGAACAGCTTAAAGGGCTGGTAGAAGGTAAGATGGACTATGTTCGCATCGGCGACGAGAAAACGCGAATTAGTCAGCAGGATGCAAAGATTGCTCTAAGGTATGGCAACGGCGACTGGAAGTCGGTAGGAAAACTGAAGGAAGATATCCATAACATTCGTAAAAAGATCTCAGAGAAGGCTGCCGCTAAGAAGCGCGAACTTAAAGAAAGCGAATCAGCAATGTTTGATCTTGTTGCTAATCTTAAATACCTGCCGGGCATTGAGAAAGTCCTTAAAGTCAATGGAACGGTCGATGGGATGGAAGCAACCTGCGTATCTACACAGGGCATAAAGTATCATATTCGTATCTCGCAAATTGGTGCGGTAACTGAAGATCTAGATGTTATTCAGGGCGGAGAAAGTGATACGATTTCTGCGATGCGTAGAGCAGCTATTAACTTGCTTCGTGGCGGCGTAGATAAGGAAAGAATAGTATTAGAACTACAGACAATCGGATTAAACAAAGGTTTGCCTATTAAAGACGCTGTAGAACTTGCAAAAAAGTTATATAGACAAGAAGCCGATGCTCTCAGACGCAGGTAATCAGCAAAAAATTTCACAAAATAGATAAATAGAAGTAAGCACAGGCATAAAGCTTGTCAAATATCTTAGTAAGGAGAAATAAAATGGTAGACAGAGTAAAAGGTGGCCCAAAGCAGGGCGTATGGTTCTCAGCAGATGTTCGTTTCCTAGCACTAACCGTTGTTGGAAGCACTTTCACAGCTGACCTAGCTGCAGACCCAGCT